CGTGGCCGGCCTGGTGGCTCTCGCGGGCGGTGCCCTCCTGGCCGCGTGGACGAACGGCGATCTGGAGCCCGCGCCGGCCGTTCAGGTCGCCCCGGCGCCGAGCCGGACGGCGCCGTCCGTGGTCCTGGCTCTGCCGGAGAGCGTCTCGGAGCCCGTTCCGAGGGTCGCGGCACCGGAGGTGGCCGTGCGGACGCCTCTCAGGCCATCTGAGCCGCGAACAGTGCCCGCAACGCAGAGCAGTGCTCGCAACGCAGAGATAACTCCGGTCCCGCTGAGCACCACGGCGGAGCCGGCCCCGAGCGCGACCCCGGAGCCGGACATCAGCGCCACCGAGTCGACATCGCCGCCGATCACGACAACGCCGCTAACGCCGCTAACGCCGCTAACGCCGAGCCCGGAGACGCCGTGAGCCGCTACGGGCGTGCGCACCAGGCCCTACGGGCGCGTTGGGCTCCGCTCGTGGCCGCGGGCGCGGTGGAGTGCTGGCGGTGCTCGGCGGTGATCCGTCCTCGGGAGCGTTGGCACCTCGGTCATGACGACGATGACCCGAGCTACTACCGAGGGCCCGAGCACGAGGCCTGCAACGTAGGGGCCAGCAACAGGCCAGGTGGGGGGCAGGACCCCTCGCCACGCGTGCGCGCATGGTGGGCTAGCACATAGGGCTATGACCTGGGCATACGTACGTGTGCATGATCATGTGTGTGTGCATGCGTACGTGCATGTGCGCGTGCAGGCGTACGTACGTGGGTACGTGCAGGTGACTCAGTGTGAGCAGGGGTAGGGGGGTGGGGTCTCGCATGCATGTGAGCACCGTGGTCATGAGCAGGGGCATGTGATCATGAGCTGAACGCTCGCATGTGCGTGAGCGCTCCACAGGCTATCCACAGGGCCTGACCTGGGCATGTGCGCATATGGCCTAAGGGGGGCCGTTTCCCCACTGGGCCGGTCGCCGTAGATGCAAGCCTTTGTACTTCTCTCTCCCCGGCAGGCCCCTGACCTGCGGAAACGCCGCTCGGCGCCGCGCACCCCCTCTGACCTGCGCAAACGCAGCCCGGGATGATCACCGCCCCTGGTCACGGTCGGTGACGGGTCTCGGAGCACTCCGAGACCCCACGAGATGTACCACCCGGTGGACCAGACTGCCCCGGCTCGTGGTACAGTCCTTCCCATGACGAACACCACTCCCGCCCGCCAGGCCATCCGCTGGACCGCCGACGCCAACGGCTGGACCTGGGCGCCCAAGGGCATCCGGTTCGACCAGTACTCGCGCGGCCCCATCGTGATCACTGTGGAGTTCATCCAGTCCAGCGGCGTGACGCGCGAGGGGCGTCGCTTCAACGGCGTGACCTCGGTCCTGACCCCGTCCCGCGGCAAGCGCGAGACGGTCCTCGGGTGGCTCATGGAGGACGCGGCCGTGGCGGACGCCATGGCGGCCAGTGTGGAGCTGGACGAGAGCCGGCGCGGCGCCGATCGGGCCGAGGACGCCACCGACGCCCAGCGCGACCAGGACGCGGCGATGCTGGAGCTCGCCGGCGACTCGGAGTCGGCCACCATCCCCACCGTGGACGAAGTCGCGGCCGCGGTCACGGACCCGGCCTGGGGCCGCGAGGCCGCCGCCGACACGATCGAGCGCTCCTCCCGCGGCCTGGGCCTGGACGCCCAGGCCGCGCGGATCGTCGAGCTGGAGCGCGAGCTGGGCGTGGCCAGGCGCGCCTACGCGATCCAGGCCCAGGACTACCGCACCGCCCGCGCCCGGATCGCCGAGCTGGAGGATGCCCCGATCCGGGCGCGGGCGCGCCGGCTGGTTGAGGCCCTCACCGACATGCGAGGCCCGAACGGCGAGCCGGTCGTGTCCCTGTCGGTGAGCAGGGCGTGGGGCGCGCTGGCGGACGCGCTGGGCATCGACACGAGCCGCCCCCTGGCCGTCGCCCCCGAGCCGGCTCGGCCCGTCAGCCCGTCCCGGGCGCTCCAGGACCTCGGGATCGCGGTCCGGCCCAGTCTGCCCGGCGAGCGGGTCGCCGTCCGGGAGGTCATGCGCGCGCTCGGCCAGCCGCTCCCGGTGCAGCGCGTGATCGGCTCCCTGACCGATGACGTGCTGCGCACGGACGAGGGCAGGGAGGCGCGGGAGATCCAGGTCGAGCACGTGCCCGCCTACGTGGCCGCGGTCCGCAGGCTGGGCCGCCCGACCCCGGCGGCGCGTCGGCTGGTCGTCGCTCAGCTGGTCGGTCAGGCGCAGCGCCTGACCGACGACGCCGGAGTGCTGCGAGCCACCCATCGCGGGCCGGTCGAGCCGACCGGGATGCGTGACCAGGACGCCGAGCGGGCAGCGGCCTACGTCGCCCAGTCCACCCAGACGTGCGATCACGGCCGGCTGCTGTGGCAGTCCTGCAACCAGTGCGGCGTGCCCGCCTGGGTCCCGCCGGTCGAGGTCAACCTGGGCGACCACCCAGCCGGCGACGACGGGGGACCGCTCGACCCGTCCAGCCGGTAGCCTGCGCGGCGCCGGGCGGCTCGTTCCCAGTGCGGGCCGCCCGGCCCTACGATCCCGCCCATGAACCTCTCCGCGTACCTCACCAGCGTGGCCCGAACGGTCATCCCTAGCGCCTGGGGTGCGCTGATCTCCTGGGCCGTGTTCGCCGGCCTGCTCACCCCGGAGCTCCAGGCCCAGGCCGAGAGCTTCGCCACGGTCCTGGTGGGCGTGGCGATCGCGCTGTACTACGCGCTCGTTCGCCTGGCCGAGGCGCAGGCCTGGTGGCCGGCCTGGCTCTCGGTCGTGCTCCTGGGCGCGTCCACCGTGCCGGTCTACCGGGACCAGGCCGCCCCCGAGGTCACCGGTCACGCCGTCTGATCGACTAGGATCAGTGGCGCGCCGGCTCCGGTCCCCCACTCCCGAGGTCGAGGGTCCCCGTCCCTCACCGTTCGTCGCGGCTCTCGGGAGGCTCGGAGCCGGCGCCACGCCCCGAGGGGAGCGGCGATGGACGAGACCGAGGACGGGACGCCGGCTGGCGTCCCAGCGCTGCACCGGGACCCGCTCGGGGACGCGCTCCGCACGAGCCTGACCGCGCTCGAACCGGGCGACCAGGACCAGGCCATGGCCGCGCTCCTGGCGCTCTACGCCCACGAGTTGGACGGCGCGGCCGCAACGGCCGCGCGCGCGGCCCGGGTGGCGCGTGAGGTGGCCCGGGAGCACGGCCAGGAGTCCGCGCTGTACGAGCAAGTCCAGGCCCTCCAGGCCGCGCTCAGTCGCCGCCAGGCCTTGGACAGGATCGGCGCCCGGTTCCATGCCGGCCTGGTCGAGATGCTCGGCACGCCTCGCGCGCGCAGCGCCGGCAAGGCCGGCGCGCCCAGCTCCGGCTCGGGCGGCAACGGCTCCCCACTGGCCAAGCTCCGGCTGGCCTCGGGTGACGGGTGATCCCGTCCCCCGTCGCGCCGGTCGCGCTCCTGGGCTTCACCACGCCCAGGCTCTACCGGCCCCCGCTGGCCAAGGGCCCCCCCGGTCCGTGCGGCTGTGGCTGCGCGCTCACCGGGCGCACGAGCCGCGGGTACGAGGCCGTCCAGTTCGCCACGGACGTGCTCGGGGTCCAGCTCCTCCCGTGGCAGCGCTGGTGGCTGATCCATGCCCTGGAGACCGTCCCCGGGGACGGGCCCGGCAGCCGTCGCGGGCGCCGGCTCCGGTTCCGCGTGGTGCTCACCCTGGTGGCCCGGCAGCAGGGCAAGTCCACATTGCTCATGGTCGTGAGCCTGTATTTCATGGCGCTGCGCTACGCCCGGCTCGTGCTCGGCTCGGCGCAGGCACTCGACATCGCGGACGAGTGCTGGCGCGGCGCGCTGGCCATGGTGGAGGACTCCGAGCTGGCCAGCGAGCTCGGCCAGGTCATCCGCGGCAACGGCAAGACGTCATTTTCGCTGGTCAACGGCGCGCGCTACCGGACGGTGGCGGCGACGCGCTCGGCCGGCCGCGGGCTGCCGGTCGGGCTGCTGCTGCTGGACGAGCTCCGGGAGCAGCGCGATTGGCTGGCCTGGGGTGCGCTGTCCAAGACCACGATCGCCCAACCCGGCGCGCTGATCCTGCCGACCAGCAACGCGGGCGACGCGGAGTCCGTGGTGCTCAACTCGCTGCGCGCGCAAGCCCTGGCCGGCGCGGACGACGCGCTCACGCTCATGGAGTGGTCGGCTCCGGACGGATGCGAGCTGGACGACCCCGAGGCCTGGCGCGCGGCCATGCCGGGCCTCGGGATCACGATCACCGAGGCTGCCGTGCGCTCCGCGCTGGCCACCGATCCGCCCGAAGTCTTCCGCACCGAGCTCCTGTGCCAGCACGTGGACGTCATGGACTCGGCGATCACGCCCGAGACCTGGCGCGCGTGCGCGGACCCCGGCGGCACCTTGGCCGGCGTGCGGAACCGGATCGTCCTGGTACTGGACGTTGCGCCCGACGGTCGGCACGTGACCGCGGTCCTGGCCGCGCCGATCGGCAGTCGCCTGGCCGGCTCCAGTGCGGCCGCCAGGCTCATGGCCCCGGACGTCCCCCAGGACATGGTCCGGATCGAGGTCGCTGGCGCCTGGGACAGCACGGACGCGGCGATGGCCGCGCTCCCCGGTCTCGTGGAAGCGATCCGCCCGCGCGCGGTCGGCTGGTACCCGCTCGGGCCCGGCGCCGTCCTGACCGCCGACCTGGAGCGGCTCTATGACTACTCGGACCCCACCGTCCGGCGCCGCCCCCGCTACGCTCCCGACCTGATGAAGATCTCCGGCGGAGACGTCACCGCCTCGTGCCAAGGCCTGGTGGATATGATCAACACGCGCCGCGTGCTACATCCGTCGGATCCGCTGCTGAACAGCCAGGCCATCGGGGCCCAGCGCAAGGACGGCGCGGACGGCGGCTTCCGGTTCGTCCGGGTCGGGGCCGGTTCGTCCCATGTGGACGCGGTCTACGCCGCGGCCGGCGCGGTCCACATCGCGCGCACGCTCCCGCCGCCCGTCTCCCGACCGATGGTGTACTGATCGCGATGGAAGCCTCCCGCGTTGCCGCCACCGTGGCCCAGATCTGCGCGCTCGTGGCCCTCCTGGCCGGCGTCTACCTCCTGGCCGGCTTGGCCTGGACGCTGGTCACGGGCGCGCTCGTGGTCGGCACGCTGTCTGTTCTGATCGAGTACCTGGCCGCCCGTTCACCCCGGCCGCCCGTGGCCCCAGCACCAGGAGGTGACCGGTAGTGGGCCTCGGAGAGCTGCTGAACCGCGCGCACGTCAACGTCAGCGTGACCACCACGAACGAGGCCGGCGCAATCCTCGGTTCGGACGTGTTCACGATCACCGACGGGCTCGTGCCCTCGTGGGCCGCCAGCCCGTACCGCGGAGCGATGAACCTCCCCGGGGCGTGGCGGGCGGCCATCATCGCGGCCGACCTCCTGGGCTCGTTCCCCTGGGAGGCGTACGAGCGCGGCCCGCTCGGGGTGGACGTCCTGGCCTCGGATCAGCCGCCGCTCCTGACCCAGCCAGCGCCCCCGGACGCCGGCATCACCACGGTGAGCTCGTTCGGGCTGGACTACATCTGGCACGGGAACGCGGTCGCGCTGAAGGGGCCGCTCACGCCCGAGGGAGACGTCTCGGTCCTGGCCCCGGTGCCGATCGCGAACGTGGCCATCGGCCGCAGCAACGGCCACGACCTCGACGGCTTCCGGCGCGGCGAAGTCGGATACCGGATCGGGAACCACGTCTACCACGCGGACCAGGTGCTACACCTGAAGGGCCCGTGCGAGCCCGGCGCGCTGCGCGGGCTCGGCGCGCTGGAGGTCCACCTGGCCGGCTCGCTGCGCACCGCGCTGGAGCTCCAGCGCCAGGCCGGCCAGCTCGACATCTCCGGCGTGCCCACCGGGACCCTGAAGGTCACCGCTCCGGACCTCACCGAGGACGAGGCCGCGCTGATCAAGTCCCGGTGGTTGGCGTCGCAGAGCTCGCGCACCGTCGCGGTCCTGAACGACATCACCGAGTTCACCCCGCTAGCGTGGAATCCGACCGAGACCCAGCTCTTGGAGGCGCGCAAGTTCTCGCTGCACGAGATCGCGCTCATCGTCGGTGTGCCGCTGTACTTCCTCGGGGTCGAGACCAGCAACCGCACGTATTCCAATGTGGAGCAAGAGGGGATCGTGCTCACGCGCTTCCACCTGGCCGGCGCGATTCGACGGATGGAGGCCGCGTACACCGGTTGCATGCGGCCCGGCCGTCACGTCCTGGCCGACCTCTCCGACGCGCTGCGCGCGGACACGCTCACCCGTTATCAGGCCTGGCAGATCGGGGCCGCGGCCGGATTCCTCACTCCGAACGAAATCCGCGCACGCGAGGGACTCGCTCCGATCCCGGGCGGGGACGAGCTCGTGCAGCCGGCGTTGCCCGGCGGTCCGAATCCGGCGACCAAGCCGGACACCGGCCCCCCGGAGATCGGGGAGGGTGAGCACGAACAGGGCCGCGTGCTGGACGAGGACGAGCTCGGGCCGGCCGAGTTCGCGGCCGTGCTGGACGTCTGGTTGGCGGAGGAGACCCGCGCGCGCGGGGGCGGCGACCCGGACGGGTCCAACCTCAAGACGTATTGGACGACCGGCGCTGGTAGAGCTCGATGGAACTCTTGGACCGAGCTCTACCAGCACTTGCTGAAGCACTTGAGCCCGGACCGCGCCAAGCGCACGGCGTCGCAGTGGTTCCACGACGTGAAAGGCTTCTGGCCAGGGGACAAGCGCAACCGGTCCGCCCAGGACGCGTTGTCGCCGGAGCTCCGTGGGCGGCACTCGGCGTACGACCCGGATCAGCCGCGCTGGCCCGAGGGGACCCCGGGCGTCGCCGGACAGTGGAAGGGCGATGGCGGGAGCCCGCTGGCGCCCAGCAGCGGCGGCGGCCGACACAGGTTCGAGCCACCGCAGCAGCGCCCGCTGACCGCGAACACGGGGGGAGCGCCGGCCAAGGGGCGGCCGGCGCCGTCGGCCGCGGTCGTGAGCACGCCGAGCCAGAGCTCGAACTCCGGTGACAGTTCCAGTGACAGCTCCGGTGACGATGTCACCCTGCCCAAGCCTGGAGACGTCGTCGGCCAGGACGCCGAGGGTCGGCCGATCGTCGTCGGCGTCGACGGCGGCCAGGGAGTACTGCGCCCGGACGTTCCGAAAAGAGACGGATACGGGGGCGGGAAGGACGGGGAACCTCGATACCGGCTGAACAAACGGAAGTTCTGCCCCACCTGCGGAGGAAAAGCGCAGGATCCTCAGCCGGAGAACCCCAAGACCAGCACTGGAGTTGTCGACTGGACTTCAGACGGGGAGCCACTCTACGAACCAGGGTACGAGCCGGAATCCTGCGACGAACCGACGCACGACAAGTCCGATCCGGATTACGAGGCTGATTGATGGACATCGTCCCGCGAAAGCGCTGGGGAGCCAGGTTCTCGGCCGGTTTCGGGCCGGCGCCCCGGGCGACAGAGCTCTGGCTGCACCACTCGGTGACCAGGAGCGCCGGCCCGGACGCGACCGCGGCCCAGGACGCGGCCACGGTCCGGGACCTGGAGAAGATCGGCCAGGACCGGTTCGGCGGCGGGGTGTCGTACACGTTCGTCGTGTGCGAGTCCGGCCGCGTGCACGAGGGCACCGGGCCCGGCCGGAAGGGCGCGCACACGGGCGGGCGCAACTCGGTGGCCCGTGCGATCTGCCTCCTGGGCGACTACAGCACCCGGCGTCCGACCGACGCGCAGATCGTGGCCGTGGCGGAGCTCGTGCGCCACGGCCACGCGGTCGGATGGTGGACGGTGGACCGGCTCACCGGCGGGCACCGGAACGCGCCCGGCGCAGCCACGTCGTGCCCCGGCAACGCCGCGTACGCGCTGATCCCAGTGATCAATTCCAAGGCCACGACCGCCCACCTGGCCGACGATCTGGAGGACGAGATGAACGCTGAAGACCGTGACCGGTTTGCCCGGCTGGAGGCCGGGGTGACGATCATCCTCCAGCAGTTGGTCGGTCCCGGCGCCACGATCGCCGAGCCGTGGCCCGGCCCCGAGCGCGGCGGTGGCTGGCCCACGTTCCGCTACGGCGACGAGGGCCGGACCAGGCTCACGCTCGTGGACTACCTCCGCGAGCTGGACCGGGAGCACCGATCCAGCTTCCTGGTCGCCGACGCTCCCACGGACGACCGCTACCCGACCACCCTCGTGGGCCACACCCTGGCCGTGCGCGCGCTGGCGCTCCAGCTGGAGCAACTGATCGTGAACCTGGGAGGCCGCACCCGATGAGCACCGGGACTGACGAACTGGAGCAGGACGAGGACCGGGAGGACTACGCCCCTGACGGCGTCCACGACCGCACCGACCAGGAGCGGTGGGCGGGGGTCGAAGTCCGCGGGTACGTAGAGCCCGACCTGGAGATCCTGCCGCGGTCCAAGGGTGGAGACGGGCGCACGATCACCGGGATCCTGGTCCCGTTCGGTCGCGCCCAGCGGATCCACGAGGGCCTCGTGGAGCAGTTCCGCACCGGCGCCGCAGACCACCAGTTGGCCCGGCCGGCGATGATGAAGTTCGCCCGCGAACACCTGAAGCTGGGCGGGACCCTGATCGGTCGCGCGCACGAGCTCCGCAACGACGCGTCCGGGCTCTGGGGCGCGCTGCGCGCCAGCAAGACCACGGCCGGGGACGAGGCCGTCACCCTGGTGGAGGACGGCGCGCTGGACGAGTTGTCGATCGGCTTCCGGGCGGTGCGGTCGCGCCGACTCCCGGACGGCACGGTGGAACGGGTCCGGGTGGATGTCCTGGAGACCGCGCTCGTGCTCCAGGGCGCCTACGGGAAGGGCGCGCGCGTTACCGGGCTCCGGTCCGCCAGCGGGGCGCAGAGCCACGCACAGGGCATGTCCGTGGCTCTGGCGCGTGCGCAGGCAGCCGCGCTCACGATCACTCCGGCCACGGCCGCCGCTCTCCGGGACTTGATCCGCTAGCATCCGAGCTACACGCACCACGCAGTACCCGGCCATCCAGGCCGGCCGGCGCAGTACGCCGCGCGCTCCCCACGTGGCGTCATCCCGGTCGGTCCTGCGCGGCGCCCGGTCATCTGGTGAGCAGCACACACCGACGACCGGAGGACACATGTCCCGCGCGCGGCTGGCCCAGCTCCAGTCCATCTATACCGAGAACCACGCCGGCCTGACCGCGGTCCTGGACCGGGCGGCCACCGAGAACCGGGCCCAGCTCACCGAGGCCGAAGAGACCCAGGTGACCGCGTTCCGCGCGGAGCTGGCCCGCGTCGGGCCCGAGCTGGAAGACCTGGTCTCCACCGAGTCCCGCTCCCGCCAGATGGCCGACCTCCTGGCCGAGGTGAGCGACGGCACGGACGCCGACGACGGCAGCACAGGAACCGGCGAGACCCGCGGCACCGCGACCGGCACCGGCCGGTTCACCACTCAGGACCGGGATCCCGGCCACTACCGGTCGGCGAAGGAGGGCGGTACGCACTCCTTCTTCCACGACATGGTCTACAGCCGTCCCGACGTGGCCGACGACGTCGACGCCCGGACCCGGCTGCACGAGCACCAGCGCGCACTGTCCACCGGCGTGGCCGGCGCCGGCATCGTCCCGCCCAAGTGGCTGACCGACGAGTACGCCCCGCTGGCGCGCCAGGAGCGCATGCTGGCCAACGCCGTGCGCCACATCGACCTCGGGGACGACCCGCGGCCGATGACGCTCCCGCACCAGACCACGGGCACCGATGCCGTGGTCGCGGAGCAGGCGTCGGAGAACACGCACCCGTCCGAGACGGACGCGTTCGCGACCAGCACGGTCACGGTCACGCCCAAGCCGACCAGCGGCATCCAGGTCGTGTCCCGGCAGATGATCGACATGACCACCCCGGCCGTGGACGAGCTGATCTACGGGGACATGCTGGCGGTCTACGACACCAAGGTGGAGGCCGCCGTAGCAGCGGCCATGGTCACCGCTGCTGGCGCGGCAACGGTGACGTTCGCGACCAACACGCTGTGGGCCGCGAACAACGGCAAGGACGCGCTCGACGCCGTGATCGATACTGAGTTTGCGGTCTACTCCGGTCGCAAGCTCCCCCCGGACTTGATCATCATGCGCATTCCGCGCTGGGGCCGGTTCCGCAAGCTCCGCGACACCACCGGTCGGAGCCTGATCCCGCCGGAGTTCGCGCGCCAGCAGATGGTCAACGTGAACGGCGTCGGCACGATCGCTGCCCGTGGCCAGGTCGAAGACCTGGCCGTGGTCCCGACCGAGGGACTCGGCACGGTCGCCGTGCTGGAGAACATCCTGATCGCTCGTGCGCGCGACACCATCCTGTTCGAGGGCGCCGTGCAGCGCTTCCGGTTCGAAGAGGTGGCCGGCCCCGAGTCGATCAAGCTCGGAATCTGGGCGTACACCGCCGTGAACGTGCGCTACGACACCTCGGTGGAGCGCATCCAGATCACGAGCTCCACCACCTGATCATGACCGCTCCGGACCCCTACCGCTGGCCGCCCACCCTGGACGAACTGAAGGTCGACGCCGGGATCAAGGACAGCCGCCAGGACGCCAAGCTCAGCCAGGAGTTGGAGGCTGCCGTGGCGTACGTGGAAGGGGTTCGGAGCGGCCAGGTGGATTTCGCCGCGCTGGCCGACCCGGCACCGCTGGCGCGGCCGACAGCCACGCTGCGGCTCGGCACGATCCGGCTGGCGCTGCGCTGGCAGGCCCGCGGCCGGAGCCCTGACGGGATGATCGCCAGCTCCGAGGGGGGGGCATCCCGGGTGTCCTCCGGTGACCTGGACATCGATCGGAAACTCCGGATCGGGCGGTTCGCGCTCCCGGTGATCGCATGACCAGCCCGGCTGGGCCGGCGCTGGTCGTGGACGAGATTCAGGAGCACCTGGCTGGTCACGCCCTTCTCGCCGGCGTACTGGAGGTCACCGAGCTGGACCTGGCCCCGAACCTGCACCCCCCGTCGGTAGTGGTCGGTCCGCCGACGATGCGAGCCAGCACACCGGCCGGCACCGACGGCCCCATGCTGCACCGGCTCACTGTCTACGTGGTGGTGCAGGAGGACGAGGGGGCCTACCGGTCGCTGTTGGACCTGACCCAGCTCGTTGTCCGGGTGCTGGACGAGCCGACCGGGATCGTGATCCCGGAATGGCGACCGACCACCTTTCCCTCGGGCGCTGTTGAGCTACCCGCCTATGCCATTGATATCGAGGTGACCGCGTAATGGTAATCCACGCTCCTACTCTCAAGTATGTCTCTCTAGACATTGGCGGGAACGAGTTCCGCGCACAGATCACCGACTGGAAGTTGGTGGACGAAACCGACGAGGGCGACTCGATTTACACGTACGGCCCCGACGGACAGAACGAAGACCAGGAGGAAGGCGACGACGCGTGGAACCTGGAGCTCAAGTTCTTCGCCGACTACCGCACTCCGACCGGCCTCAACCACTACCTGTGGACGAACGCCGGCCAGACCGCGGAGTACACCATCCATCACAATCTCGGAACCGTCGGATCCGATCCTGTGTACTCCGGCCAGGTCAAGCTCAAGCGCCCGAACGTGGGCGGTGAAGTCCGGACCAAGGAGGTCACGGAGCTGACGCTCAAGGTCGTGGGCGTCCCCGACTACACCCCGGCGGCCTGACGTGGCGCGCCAGAGCCCGAGCGTTCAGCGGATCACCCGCGCCGGGCTGAACGTCGTCATGACCGCGCCCATCATCGACGGGGACATTCTCCCGGCCGGCCAGGTCGCACTCCAGGTCTTGAACGGCTCCGGGGGCGCGATCACCGTCACCGTCCAGACCCCCGGCACCGACCCGGCGTCCGGGGTCGCGCGCGCGGAGCTCACCGTGTCGGTGCCGGCCGCGGGCACCAGGCTCATCGGCCCGTTCCCGGCCAGCCTGTTCGCTCAGGCCTCGGACGCGGCCGTCGGTCCGCTCGGGGTCCTGGTCGACTACTCCGCCATCACCTCGGTGACCCGCGCCGTGGTGTCGTTCTAGAAGCACTGGGAGTGCCGCAATGTCCGCACGAGGAACGATCACGTTCGAGATCACCCCGGACGGCGACAAGCCGTTCGAGGTGGTGGCCACGAGCCGCGACCTGGCCCGCTGGGAGGCCATGGGTAAGGGCCGCTCGGTGGCCTCGTTCGCGACCGGCGGCGCTTCCATGCAGGACCTCTACCAGATCGCCTGGCTGGCCATGAGCCGCCGACACGAGGCCGGCGAGCTGGAGCTTCCCGACGGCGTCGAGGACTGGAAGAGCCTGCGGGAGCTCTGCGACTTCGTCACCAACGAGGACGAAGGCGAGGACGAGTGACCGACGACCAGGAGGACGACCAGGAGGGCGACGGAGCCGCCGCGCCCGGACTGGGCGACGTCTGGCCCGAGGGCTCGATCATGCGGCTGGTCGTGTCCCTGGCCCTACGCACCAGCACCATGCCGTCCTGGTGGCTGGACGAGCCGGACGGCGTCCTGGATACCGCGCTGGAGCTGCTCAGAGCCCAGGACGAGGCCACCGAGGCCGCCATCCGCGCCGCGCAACACCACGGATAGGAGGGGGAGCGATGGCGGAGCGGATCCGGGTCTCGATCCAGGGCGACGCCGAGGTTTTCCGCGCGCTGCGCAAGCTCCCTGACGACGGCAGCGCGGAGCTCCGGGACAAGGCCGGCGTGCTCGCGCAGGTCATCATGCGGTCCGCGCGTGGCCTGGCGTCGAGCAACCTCCAGGCCCGCGCGGCCGCGCGCACCCTCCGGATAGTCCGTGACCGGTTCCCGACGGTGGAAGCCGGTCCGGAGAAGCGTTTGCTCGGCTCCGAGTTCGGCCAGACCCGACACACCGGGTGGTATGCCCGCGCGCGCTACTGGGACAGCCCTGGGGACCAGTATCGGCCGCACCGGGGCCGGGCCTCCTACTGGTTCTTCCTCGCGCACGAGCGCAACCGCGCGACCGTGGACGCCGGCTGGCGCGATGCGCTGGACGCCACGGTCCGAAAGTGGAGCGCGTAGCCCGTGGCCGAGGACCAGCGCAGCACCATCCGGGTCGTGTTCGACGGCACGAGCACCGGCCTTGTCACGGCCGCGGGCGTGGCCAGCGCCGCCGTGCAGGGCGTAGGGAAGGCCGTGGCCGGCCTGGCCGGGCTCGGCGTCGGCGTCGGCACCATCGCGAACGTGGGCGCCGCGCTGTCCGCGCTCGCGCCGGCCGCGCTGCTGCTGCCGGGCGCCTTCCTGGCCGCTCAGGCTGCCATCCAGACGTTCAAGGTCGCCACGACCGGGTTCGCCGACGCAGTCGGGGGCGACGCCGAGGCCCTGGCCAAGCTGGCTCCGGCCGCGCGCGAGGGAGCGAAGGCCGTACAAGAGCTCGGCAAGCAGTTCGACGTCATTCGCACGGCGGTTCAGCAAGAGTTCTTCCGCGGTTTCGCCGACGACGTTCGGGTGCTCGGGTCCACATTCCTGCCGACTCTGCGCACCGGAATGACCGACGTTGCGGGCGCGTTCGCGGAAGTGCGCGCGGCCAGTGTCAAAGCGTTCGCCCAGCCGGAGCAGGCCGCGGCCCTGGGGAATATCTTCACGAATACGGCCGAGTCGATCCGCCAGTCCGGATCCGCGCTCGGCGACTTCGCGGCCGGCTTCCTCCAGCTCGGTTCTATCGGGTCCGACTTCCTGCCGGGTCTCACGGCCGGACTCGACGAAGTGGCATCCCGGTTCCGATCGTTCGTCGAGGACAATCCGGACCAGATTCGATTCATGATCTCCAGCGCCTTGCAGGCGTTCGGTGACCTGTTCATCGGGCTTGGCAATATCGCGACCGGGATCCGAAATATCTTCAGCGACATTGCCGGCCCCGAGGGTGCCGGCAATGTGCTCCAGTCGTTCAAGCTGATCACTCAGGCGTTCGAGGACTTCACCGCCGGAGAGGCTGCCGGGCAGGCATTCAATGCGCTCGGATCGCTCATGCGCCAGGCCGCAGAGGTGATGTCGGGCCTACTCGGCCCAGCCCTGGAGCTCGTGGCCGACCTGTTCACCGCCGTCGCTCCACTGGCCATGGTGCTGGTCGGGGCGTTCGGCCAGGTCGCCGGCATCATCCTGGACACCGTCGGTCCGGCGGTCACCACGCTGGCGCGCGAACTGACCAGTAACCTCGGGCCGGCCATCCCTGCACTCGTCGACGGTTTCGGCGATTTCATGGGCGCGCTCGGGCCCGTGATCACTGCCCTGGCCGGGCCGCTCGCATCCATCCTCGGGACGGCCGTAACCCTATTCGGCAACCTCCTGGAGGCCGTTGCCCCAGTGGTGGCCGCGCTGGCTCCGATCGTCGAGATGGTCGGCAATGCCTTGGCCGAGGCGTTTGCTCGGCTGGAGCCGGTGATCACCCAGGTCGTCACCGTGGTCGGGACCTTCCTGGCCGATGCCTTTACTGCGCTCCAGCCGTTGATTCCGCCCCTGGTGGACGCTTTCTTCTCCCTGATCGACTCGCTCTCGCTGATCATTCCGCCGGTGCTGGAAGTGGCCCAGGCCGTGTTTCCGATCTTGATCGCCGTGCTAACCGAGATCGTCCAGGGGTTCACCGCAGTCATTACCGTGGTCGCGGACGTGGTCGCCGCACTTACTCCGGTTGTGACCTTTATCGCCGAATGGACCGCCGAAATAATCGGGTTCATCGAACCGTTCATCACTGCCGTCATCACGTTCTTTGGTGACATGCGCACCAATGTGATCACGTTCGTCGGCGACATGGTGACCGGGGTCATCACGTTCTTTACCGACATGGTCAATAACGTGACCACATTCGTCACCGACCTGTTCAACTCGGTGACCACGTTCTTCAGCGACATGGGAACGAGCGTGTCCGGCACGGTCAGCACCATGGCGGACTCGGTGGTCACGTTCGTCGGGAACATGGTCGACAACGCGATCAACGCCGTGACCACCTGGGTAGCGGACATGATCGCTAAGTTTATTCAGATGAAAGACGATGCCCTGGCCAAGGTTCGCGAGCTAGTCGACGGCGCCGTGCGATTCCTCCAGGAGTTGCCCGGCAAGGCGTTGCAGGCGGCCAAGGACATGGTCGCCGGTCTGGTCCAGGGGATCAAGGACGGAGTCGGGGCGGTCGGTGACGCTGCCCGCGACCTGGCGAACTCGGCCTGGGAGGCCATCTCCGGAGTGTTCGATTTCGGCTCCCCGAGCAAGCTCACGTACTGGGGCGGCCAGATGACCGGCCAGGGTATGGCCAACGGAATCCGGAGCTCGATCCCGGACATCATCGCTTCCGCCCGAGCCGCGGCCGAGGCCGCGCGCGACGGGCTCGGGGTGGACGCCGGCCTGGCGGTGGCCGCCGGGCAGAACGCGACCGCGGCCACGGTGGCCGCGCTGGACGACATCGCTCGGAAGCCTGGTGGGGGCGCCGCCGGGATCACGGTCCGGGTCTATATCGGTGAGCGAGAGCTGGGCGATATCGTCCGCTCCGAGATCGCCGAGGATGATCAGGACACGGCGGAGCGTGCGCGCGCCGGGAGCGGAGCGTCGTTCTGATGGCCGTTATCCACAACCTGATCATCGTCCCTGCACTGAAAATCGATGACGGGACGCCCGGCGCGCCGTGGTTCCTCACGGGGTGGGCGCGCACCACGAGCGCTCACGCCAGCCTCCCGCGGACCACGGCCTGGGCCGGTACCACGGCCGGTCAGGTGGTCTGCTCCCGCGCGCTCGGACTGACCGCGGGCCGTTACTGCGTGTTCAGCGTGTCGATCCGGGCCATCGCCCCGCAGACCGGCACGCTCGGGATCGACTGGCGCGCCTCGGGTGGCGGGTTCCTGTCCAGCACCTCCGGCGCCGGATCGGACCACGGCGTGATCAACATGACCGCCAGCAGCACGCAGCGGTTCGCGATCATCGGCCAGGTGCCGGCCAGTGGTGTCCGCGCGGACCCCGTGATCAACGGCATGGACGCGGGCGGGGCCCAGGTGACCGCGGCCATGCTCACTGAGCACGCCACGCTCGCAGAAGCCGAGGACGCGCTGGAGTCCGCGATCCTGGACGGGGGCTACGCCGACGGCGACTCGCCCGGCGGGACGTGGGACGGCGCCGATGGCGAGAGTACGTCGACGATCGTTCGCGACCCGGACGGCTCGGGCGTTGCCGAGCTCGGCGCGCTGGTCGGGACCGGGCTCGGCGTCCGCACGAGCAACGATGCGCACGGCGTGGCCGTGTTCGGGGCCCTGTTCGCCTCCAGCGGCCTC